CGCAGCAACCGCAACTTTGATCCTATGTGTTCGTGGCAGAATCCGGATCATCTTCCTGCCCCGTAATTGATTCTCGGTCGGCCATCATCTCGATGACCTTCACAAGACTGGCCTGACCCATTGCAAAGCCTGAGGAATATTGCAAATGGTTTCGGTCTGTTATAGCAGAAGCGTTCTGCATCAGAACCGTGTTCAGGAGAGCGTCCTTGAACTTCTTCCCGGTATCGCTCTTGAAAAAGCTATTGAGCGCGGTGGCGTCCTCGCGTGTCCACGGGAGCGGATCCACCCAACGCTGGTGCCGTGCGAACGTCCACGCGGCTCGGAGCTTGGCGAAGGTGCTGATCATTTGGCCGCTTTCTTACGACCCGCCGCCTGACGACGCATGAACTCCGCGGCCCCGAGCTTCTTGCGCCCGATGTATGCCGCGAGAGCCCTCGGATCATCCGCGCCCTCCTTCTTGAGTTGCGTTGCCAGTTTGCTGAACTTCGATTTCTTCTTCATAAATTACCACATTTTGCAGGACCAGTGCCTCGGCGTCGTCTTATCCGTCGCCGTATCGCAATTATGCCGTGCGCGGAAGCTCTTCCGACGCTCCGGATCGTCCTTCTTGATCTCCATCTTCGGATCCCCAAAGCGAACCTTGATCACAGTCCCCTTGGGGTTGCGAACATAAACGGCACTCTTCTTCCGTTCGCCCGGAGTGTAGAAAGGCTTGTTGAGCGTGACCTTCTTTCCCTGGTACTCGGCCATATCAGGACTGGAATAGGGGTGATTCTTGGATGTCCTTCATGTTCTCGGGCTTGCGAACCTTCTGAACCCGGATTCTGGGCGCAACACCCTCCTCAAGCTGCTCCAAATTGGTAGCTACATGGGGAGTAGGGGCCGGAATCGCTGCTGGAACCGGCGGAGGCTGCACAACAATGGTAGTCATAGCGTGAAATTCACCGCACCAATCAAATTCCAGCACAGTAGGCCAACAAGTGGGTCTACTGGTGGGCGGGAACCTCCGACAAGTGCTGTCAGAGGCCCGATATCGGCAATCTTTGCAGGTCATTTGTGTTCTTAAACAGGAGCTTGGGCCATCTCAGGCGGCGGAACCGGAATCTGGGCCTGCTGCTGCGCCAGTAAACCGCTTCCCTCCAAGAATTTCTGGATCTCCTTCCGCAGTTTCCGAGCCTCGTTCGTCGCCACCTGCTCGTAGAACTGCAACAGGCTGTCCAGACGCATCATAAACGCATTCTGGGCCGCCGGACTGAACTGCTGACCCTGCTGGATCGCCCCATTGAGGTACTGCATCAGCACCCCAATACGCCCCGCGTAGTCCTGACCCGGTTTCGCCGGCACCGGGATACCTACCAAGAGCGTCGGGATCGTCTTCGTCTCGTCCTCCAGCTCGTCCTGTGCCTTCTGGCCAGGATCCCGGAGCAATCGCTTCACCAGGCTCGGGTCATCCAGCTCCATGATGCTCTTGTCCAGCTCCACCTGATCCACCCAGGGCGAGTTCATGAACAACTGCTTACGATTGATGGCCTGCTGCACCATCATCTGACGGCTCACCATGTCCATTCCACCCTTCGGCTCCAGCTCGTACTGGTCGTGAAGCGCGACAGGGTCCGCTTCGAGCGAATCCTCGGCGAACCGGTACCGCAAACTCTTGCTATCGTACTGCACATACAGGCTCCACGCCTGCCGGTACAGCTTGCCAAGAGCCATGCGGAACAACCGCGCCCGGAGATCACCGCTCTGCATGGCCTGAGCGTTGATGCTCTGGATCTCGGTCGCCGTGCGCCGGTCGCTGCCACCACTCATCACACTGCCCATCGCGTAGTCCGGACTCCCGATCCGGTTCTCCGCAACGGCCCGCGTCTGGTTCAGCTCCTGATCGAAGCTCACCGGCGGCTGCGGCATCTGAACCGGGGCCACACCATAGGGAAGGATCTGTCCCGGCTGGAACCGCAGGTTGATCGAGTTGGGTAACTCCCGCTCCGCACGGAACAGCGGGCGGTTGTAAAGCGTCATCGCATCATGCTTGTGATTCCACATCGAGGTCATGCTCAGCTCGAACGGAGCCAGGATCTCGCACACGCCTCGCGGGCTGAACCAACCCTTGTCCTTGATCTCATACGGGAAATCCACGAACGGACATTGGCCATGATCGTAGGGCAGTTCCATGGGATCCCGCAGGTCCAGATCCACCGCCGCGGGGCTATAGAGATAAACCTCCCACACCCCGTCATCCCGCTTCCTATAAACCTCCCACACGATCACGCCATCGGTGTTCGTGGTATAGGTGATACCCTCTCTCAACTGCTTCGCATCATTCTCGGACGCCGCACCCGGAATGTTATCATCCTCCTGCGGGTTGCCCCGGATCTTCTCGATCGTCTTGTTATCCGACTTCCAACCGAACTGACCAGCCATCCGCTTGTACGCATTGACGCTCATCGGCATCACATGCACCAGCCAGTCCGCATCCTGCAAATCGGTCGTATACGCCGGCACCACAATATACATCGGGTCCACCGCCTCGAACCCCACCCGCTTGTCACCCGGATTCCAGAAACACTTCATCACACCGCGCCCGCTCATCAGGGTGTAATCGACCCAGCTCAGAACCTCATCCACGAAGTTGGTCTTATCCCGAATCTTGTAATTGAACCAGTCCTCCGCCACCCGCGTGTACGCGTTCAACTGCTGGCGCATCGGAACAAAGCTGGCCACTACATCCATACCCAGAGCCTGCTGGAGGAACAATGGCTTGAGCTTCTCGATCGCCGTATCGATGAGCGGCCAATGCAGATCCGCAGCCTTGGGCCAGGGCTTATTGGTCCGGCGCAAACCGTGATGGCGCAACTCATACCACCTCGTCTGCCGCAGCTCCCACGGACTACGTTGGCCAACAGCCTCGACTATCTGGCCCTGTAACGAGTTCCGCTGTTTGTCGTTCATCATAAAAATCCTCCCCCTTTCCTATCCCCCAACCTCACAACCAGCAAGCGCAGACCCTTTACCATCCCCCTCAATCGCCCCCATCTCATCCTCCATTCGCTCCAATAGGCTCCTCCCATCCTCGCCCAATGCCTTCATGTAATCGTCCATCCGCTTCCCCCCGGCTCCGCAGAAGGCCAATACCATCGCATCCGCCCTATCCGGACTGTTCACCCCGCGAGCCCTCAGCTCATCCTTCCCCTCCAAGGTCAGCTTCCCCTTGCCATTGGTCCGCACCTTCCGACTCACAAACTGCTGGAGCAGCACCTCGTCCGTACCCACCGGCCCCAGGTTCACTCGCCCCTCCTCCACCATCCGCCCGAACTCGATCCACATCTCAGCCGCCTTGTTCACGAACTGATCATCCCGGATCGCCCGCTCCCCGAAGTTCACCCGGCGCACATCCCACCCCTCCGCACGTAGTGCGTCGCACATCACCACACCCATGCCTCCTACGTCGGCATAGATATCCTCAGCCTTCAGCTTCCACTTCCGAAACTCACTGATGAACCGGCCCACACTCGCCATCGTGTCCTTGTCCCGCCAGCGGATCAGACCCTTCACCGTGTTCCCTTGTCTCACCACCATCACACTCTCGTCCCCGCCGGCTGAGAAATCGCAACCCGCTGTGAGCCGATGCCCCTCGGTATCCTCCTTGGGTGGGCCACTAACCAGCTTCTGCCAGTCGGCGGTCCGTACAGCGGTAAGGCTCCCATCGTCCTCCATGAACTCCGCGTAGATCATCGAGCGAACCAGCGGGTGACCCTCGCCCCAGCGGGCGAACTGATCATCGATCCACTCCTTCCGGATATGCGGGCAGTCGAAAGCGGTAACGGTAAAGGTCTTCCACTTGCCATCATTCCGCCGGAATACATCGTAGAAGTACCCGCTGCTGCCTCCGGGGCTGCTCATCAGCAGGGTTCTGGTCGGCTGGCACCGCTCCATCGACTGAAATATCCCGTCCGGCACCGCCTTCGCCTCGTCCACAATGTACATCAGGTCGTTGCTCGGACCCTGCACATGCCAGCCCTCCGCCTTCTCCGGGTTGCTCGCGCTGAACCCGATACACCGGCTGATCAATTGTTGGCCATCAACCAACCTCGGGTATACATAGCGGATCTCGCCATCCTTGATCGAGAAACCGTTCTCCTCTCCACCCAACCCATTGATCATCTTCCGCAGATGCGGCCACAGAGCGTCGGCCACCTGTCGGTACACACCAGCCGTACACACCACCAGACTCCCCGGCCAGCGGAGCATGTGCCAGATGACAGCCGACGCCGCCACCATGCTCGTCTTACCAGAGCCGTTCGCAGCTTTGAGGGCCACCTTCGCATGCTTCTCGTTCAGAGCCCCCAACACCGCCTTCTGCCACGCATAGGTATCGCGTAGGCCAAGCATCATCTCAGGGAAGTTCGAGAGGTGCTGAGCCTCCTCCAAGAGCTTCCGCTGCTTCCAAGCAGGGATATGCGAACCCATGCCGAGTGAAGGGGATTTCTTGCGCTTAATTTGCTTGACTGCCATAAAATTGGGTTGGGTACGGGGAGGGGGTATCAGGTATCACCCCACCCCCCTCGTGGGGGTCCCCCCTACCCCGTGGTTATCGTTAACGTTAGTGTTAATCAGTAACGTTAGTGCCATAACGTTATCCCGTTAATGTTAAATAACGTGATCCTTATCCTATTTGTTTCCCCCACCGAACGCTCCCAGTAAATTACCACTAACTGACAATTCCTTTCCTTTGGTAGTGTGATCCAATTGAGCCCTGGCGACATAGCCACGAGTACGCTCTAATAACCAAGCGGAACCTTGCCAGCCGTTGCCACACTGGCGGACAACGGAGGTGAGTTCTAGCTCGCCTTCGAACTGCGCTTGTTTGATGGCGTTGGCAAAGTCCGGATGCCTTGCTAGGTACAATTGCCACCCCTGCCCACCATCAAAGAAACCGCAACCAATGGCGATGCGTTCCAACGGAATTCCAAGGCGGGCAGCCTCTATCGCTTTTTTTGTAGTTTCGGCAGAAAGGACTTTAAGGGGCCTCCCAATCTTCGCCCTGGGCTTCTCCGCGACCGCTTTCCGCTCCCCCTTCGCTTTCATTCCTGCAACTCACCCCTGAAAAAGGCCACTTCGCCACTTTTTCTCAAAAAGTTGTGGGCGAAAGTTGCCCAGCGTATTAAATAGTCGGCTCCAATGAAAAACGCAGCAACGACCGCAACGACCACCGAGAAGCCCTTCGCTTCCTTCACCAACGTCGGATGGGTCCGCCCCGGAACTTTTGTTCCCATTGCAACCATCAGCCCGACTCCCGATTGGGTTCCGGGAGTGACGGACTCCCATCACGGATGCCATGAAATCCTGACAGGAACCGAGAAGGACTGTTGGTGTATGGTTTTCGTTCGCTTTGGACAAGGCGACGGCCTGCCTCCCGGAGATTGGCTGATTTACTATCGTTACGACGACGACGACGGAACCCACGACCACCAACTCTGCGTTGCAGCCCGCATCACCCCGCAGTGACCGGATCCGGTGACTTCCGCTGGGAGTCATCTGGTCTGGTCATTGTGGCCAGTTCTCAACTCATGAAACTCAAATCCCTACTATCCGCCTTCGCGTTCCTCCTAGCGTTCGCGCTTGTCACCTCAGCCTTGGCCTACTGCTTCGCGCAGCTTCTCGTCGGAGGTGTCCTTTGACCCTCTTCCGTTGCAACGGTTTCCGCTCCGTGCGTGCGCTCGGTATTCGCGATGCCGCCGAAGTGTTCGCTCGCCGTGCCGCCCGCCGGGCTTTCGGTCGACGGGGTATCGTCCGAACCATGGTTGAAGATTCCTACACCCGGAACCTCTCGATTGTGGAGTTTGCCGCTTTCATCGGTTACTCGAGCGGCCCCAACGAAACGACTGGCCACAACATCCGTTTCACTGTGATCAACGGAGGTGCCCTGTGAGCAACGGATACGTCATCCATGAGGATCAGCACCGTGTCGTAATCGCGACCGGCTTCTCTTCCCCTTCCGACAACCGGAAGACGGGCGATATGATCCAGATATGGATTCTGGTCAAATCCGTTTCCCCCACCGAAGCGATCAAACAGGGCCTTGACCGTTTAATCTGTGGAAACTGCATGCATCGGGGTCATGAGGTTGACGGTCGCTTCGGTGTAGAAAGGACATGCTACGTCAACGTGGGCCAAGCCCCCCAAGGGATTTGGAAAGCGTGGCGTGCGGGTAAATATCCCACGCTCCAATTCATGGATTGCTTCGCAGGCCGACGTGTTCGCTTCGGCGCATATGGCGACCCCACGCATATTCCCATCGGCCTTGCGCTTGCGATCGCGGGCGCTTCAAGCGGATGGACGGGGTATACCCACCAGTGGCGCAAGCCCTCGTTGCAGGGTTGGCGTCAATTGCTGATGGCCTCCGTAGACACCGCGGCTGAACTTGTGATCGCCCGTTCTATGGGTTGGTCCACCTTTCGCGTGACTCCGGATCTAGATCATCACACGATGGAGACGCTATGCGCCTCCGACCGAAGCGGGACACCCTGCGCCGATTGTCTCGCCTGCGCGGGCGCCCGTTCCGGTGTCCGATCAATCCATATTCCCGTGCACGGGACCAGAGCCCGGCATTTCAAGGAAGGAGTGGCGCTGTGATCGCGGACCAATTCAAACGGGAGGCCGACAAGCAAAGCCTGTGCGATGGGAGGAATCTTTGAAACCCCTCCTTAGAGTCCTAGGGTACCTCGCCCTGTGTCTCCTCTTTACTCTGCTTCTCTTTCTCTCCGCGCTCGCCGGCAATTGACATAGGAACCCACCACAAGCCCCTAGGAATCCCCTAGGGGCCTTTTCTTTG